CCATTTCATGCTGCTTGCGGACAGCCTCATCGGCTTTCTGTGTCCACTGCGCCAGCGCCACTGCACCCGCCTCAATGGATTTTCGCTGTTCCTCGCTCCACTTCACGCCATTTTCATGAGAGGCCGCGTAGAGCTCAGCCGCTTTTTCTCCCTGCGTAGCCCGCACCTTCTGAACCTCAACAGCAACGCTCAGATCGGCGATTTTTCGGCTGTACTGCTCAGCAGTCTGCGTCGCTTCTCGCGCCGCTTTATTCTGGGCATTGGTCGCAGCAGTCTCATTCTTTTTGGCATGTGCCGACGCTTCATCTTTCCGGGCAGCCTGATCTTTGTTGTAAATGTACTGGGTATACAGCGCTCCGGTCAGTTTCAAATCCTGCGCTTCATAGACATGCTGCTGATGAAGTTTCTGCAAGCCGGACAGGCTCGCCAGCTCATTATCGCGGCGGGCTTTTTCCAGTGCTGTTGTCTGCTGGGGCGTCGCGTTCGACGTGGATATCACCGGACCGGCATATGATGCCGGTCGACTGGCGGGTGTTACCCCCATGCTGCGGTTCAGTAGGTCATACGCCCCTTTCAGGGTGGCAATAGCGCCCGCCTCCTGAATGGCTTTCTGCGTAGCCTGTTCACTGGCGTCATTAAACAGCTTCTGGGTCTGCTGAAGTTTTGAAACGGCCTTCTCTCGCTCATACTCCAGTTTATTCAGCTGATCCGTCAGAGAGATATTTTTCTCTGTAATATCCGCCTGGTCCATAAACGTGTTAATCCACGTCGTGGTAGGGCTTTCGTTATAGCTCTGCTGGATCTGCGCGAGCCCCGTCAGACTGTCTTTAACCCTGGCTATCTGACTGTCGAGATCGGCGATATCCTTTTTCTGTGCATCAATGGATGAGCGGGCATCCGCCGCCGTAGAGCGCAGGCCGAGGGATGACATATCCTTAAGTCGGGTATTGATTTCGTCCAGGTTGCTGGCAAAAGCCACGGCCTCTTTATGCACCTGCTGTGTATGCTGATACAGCCCATACATCGCGATCCCGGAAGCGGCAATGACCCCTGGCCATCCACCTAACAGGCTCAGAACGCCCCCCCCCAGGCGGGACATCACAGAGGCGGTTTCAGTCAAACGACCGGCAGCAGATGAACGGGCGCTGACAGCGGTATTCAGTTGAGACTGTGCTACCGCTAACTGACGTTCCGCGGCGATTTGCGCCTCAATGCCAGCGGCGGCGGCGCGGGCCTGCTGGGCACGGTAAACAGCCTGCCTTGCCGTTGCCACACTGACCTGGGTGCCGCGAAGCTGCGCTTCCGCAAGTCCCACCTCTGCCGCTGTATTCGCTATCAACGAAGCGGTGGCAGTTGTGACACTGGATGTCATATTTCCGAAGTATCGCGCCACACCGAGCCCGACCAGCGCGCCCGCCACATTAGCTACGCTATCGATATTTTCGGCCAGGCCATCCAGTACACCGGACAGTGTGGACGATGCGCCCACGGCCTGGTTAGCGCCACCTACCCACGCCATAAAAGCATTTTCTACTTTCTGCGCCGATCCGCTGATACTGGCCGGGAGTGTGTCAAATTCTTTACGAAGCTGGGTCACATTGGTCAGCAACGGCACTATTCGATCTGTGGTCAGCTCACCATTATTCGCCATATTACGCAGACCGCCGACAGTGGTGTTAAGACCATCGGCCAGAAATTTGGCGAGACGCCCGCCACTTTCCATGATCGCATTAAACTCCTCACCACGCAGCACGCCAGAACCAAGCGCCTGGCTGAGCTGCGTAATGACGGAACTGGCTTCTTCCGTGCTGGCGCCGGACAACTTGAGGGAGGTCGCCACGGTTTCGGTGACGTTTGCCACGTCCGCAGATGCATAGCCAGCGTCACGCAGGGACTGTGCGATTCTGCTGTAGAGGTTGGCGTTTGCCTCAAATGAGGTTCCGGTCCGCTGACTGATAGACATCAGCGACTGTTGCGCCGTGGTAAAGTCCTGTGCCGAGGAGGAAGCGAGGCGCAGACGGCCATTCAGCTGGTTCCAGGTATCGGCATAATGAATAAGCTGTCCGGTAGCAAACGCCCCGGCAAACGCGCCAGCCATACCTGCTGCAGATGCCCGAACCGAAGCAAGCTGTGCATTGAGCTCACCCAAAGAACGCTGCGTTTCACGGGTGGCAGATGCAGCGCGACGTCCACCCTGCTCCATGGTTTTGTAATAATCTGAACCCATGCGGGATGCGCGGGAAATCTCTGATTGAAAAGATTGAGAATTCGCAGAGATCTTGATTATTAATTCACGCAGAGTTGCCATATTTGACCTATAAAAAAACCCGCCGTAGCGGGTTTATCTTTTTAAAAAGTTTATTTACAGAACAACCTGAATTTTTCTAATGCAGAATAATCGTCATCGGAAGCTATTACAACGGCACCATGGTCTTTCAACTTTCCATCCTCGGTATCTATATATACATAATAAGGCTTTTTACCAGTGTATGCACCGAAGGAGTTTTTAGCATTAACGAGACCACAGACGTATCCGTCCATTTCACCGACCGCATGAAATGAACTGTCAAATTTTGCGCTGTCTGGATCTTTAAGTGTATTCCGAGCTAAGTTCTCACCAATTTTTATGAAGTCTTTATCAGTGGGCTTGCAGCCTATGAGGGCTACTCCGCAAATAAAAACAAAAATTAACCGCCTCATTGTTCCCCCTTATGATTTACCACATAAAGGTTATCAGGGATCGGGGTTTATACATACCCAGAAGATAGAGCAATTTTAGTACGCCTACCCTGCCAGCGCCGCAAAAAACCCTTCCAGCCCGGCACTGCTCTCTTCCTGTTCGGGCGCATTCCACTGGAGGATCACATCATCCATGCTTACCTTAGCGCCCTGCGAGTTGAGTACCGCGGCGGAAACCTGCGCAGCCTGGATATCGCCGCGCCGGTCGCTGATGGGGTTCTGGCGGTCAAATTCGATCCACATACGCAACTCGCTCGCCGTCATTGTCTGCTTCAGTTCGTGAAGCGTACGGCCCAGACGCAGCGCCAGCGTCATCAGGAAGAAGGTGCCGGGCTGGCTTACGGCTTTTCCACTTCGGAGGCCGAGGTGGTCAGATCGAGCGCCTGCTTAAGAAGACGGGCATGCACCGGGCCGTAGAACTGTTCAACCTGCGCTTTATCTTCTTCGGTAAAGACCTGTGAACCGTCTTCTTCAAGGAGCACATCGATAAACAGCACCACATCAGCACTCTTGTTACGCAATGCGCGTTCTGCTGCCGTCAGCTCTTCTGGTTCGCCTTCTCCCTGCTTCGGGTTAAGCACCTGCTGCCATTCAAGCCAGGCCTGCGCTGATGGCTCACGCAGTTTTACCCTGGCGTTTTCCCACTCCGGAACGGTGACGGTTTTTGTGCGAAAGCCTGCCATAGGTGCCAACGCGAGCGAGCGAAGTGAACTCTGTGAAACATGTTTTCCCATTTCATTTTTTCTCAGTTTGTAATCAGGAATAGCGGCTTTCGCCGCTGTTATTAGCCTGCAGAAGGTGCCGGAACGATCGGGACGGGCTTACCTTTGATGCGAAGCGTAAACGACGCCGTCACCACCCCGGCCGTGCCCAGGCTCCAGCTGTTCTGGCGCACTTCTGCAAGGAACGCATAACCATTACCGGAGGGGAAAATCACCTGAAACGCATGCAGTGCATCGGTATCGTATGCGGTGCGAAGCGTGTTCTGACCTTCTTCATCGGCTGACCAGTTACCGGAAACCGTCATTTCCCCGGGCGCAGCCAGGCCGTTCGTCATCTCCTGCTCGGTGGAGCAAAGGGTGGTGGTGTCGATATCCGATTTCTGCCCGCCGGTATAGCTGAGTTCTTTGGTCGAACAGTTAATGGACTGCCAGGTCGCACCGGTGGGATTAGGCACCGTTGCCGGATCGGCGGAAACGTTAATTTTCGTTCCCTGCGTTTTTTCGTATTTTGAGGACATAGAGAGCTCCGGATATAAAAAAGCCGCCCGGAGGCGGCAGAGTGAATTATTGCCAGATCTGAACTTCCAGCGTGGCGCGGTACAGCGCAGTATCAGGCTCGTATGCGTTAATCTCGTTCAGACCAACAGGATGCAGATCAGTAAGAGCTGATTTAACCTGCTCGCGCAGCGTGCGGGCGTCGTCAATCGAACTGGCCCAGGCATCCACCTGAACCGTGCAGGCGGTTTCTGCCGGTCCGCATAAAACATCTTCGCTGGCAGACGAGGGCAGAAGGAAAACCACCCACGGGGCTGCTGTGCCCTGCGGGGCGACAAACGGGAAAACATTGCCGCCTGCCAGTGCACCGAGTCGCGCGTAGATATCAGCCTCCGTCATTTCGCCAGCACCTCATCGATCGCCTGATTCATTCGCCGAATAGCCACCTGCGCGGCCTCTTCATGGCGGGTATCGAAGGCCGGACGCACAAAAGGGTGCGCAGGCATAGCTGATGTGCCAAGCTCAACGAAGCGCCAGTAAAAGGCGTTACGCGGGTCAGAAGCTTTCATACTGTTATCGCTGTTGTTGGTGCGCATATTGCGCCCGCGAATATGGACACCAGAGGAAATTTCACCGCGGCGGCGCCCTTTCTGGGTTAACACCACGACGTTTTTTTTCAGCTTTCCGGTTCGTACCGGGGCGCGCTTTTCCACCTCCTCTTTCAGAACCTCAGCACCGGCGCGGGTGGCATCACGCAAGACCTTGTTATTTTCCGCCCGGCTGAGCGTTTCCAGATCCTTTGCAATGTCGGCCAGGCCGGAGAAATCAAGATTCGTTGAAATCACTGTTTCACTCCCTTCTCGCAAAGCAGTTCCAGGCGGGTGCCGTTCTCGGCAGTAATGGCCGACTTGATATCGTAAATCTCACCGTTGCCGGTAGGCGGCAGGTGAACGGCGCGCCAGCCTGTCGTTACCGGAATACCCGGATACCGCCGCATCCAGATTCGGGTGGTGGTGCTGCTAATTTCCGCGCCTCCGCCCATCATTTCCCGTCCCGATACATCCGCGACTTCAGCGCGAACCGAGGCAGCATCTACCCAACCAGTCGCAGGCTGCCCAGATGGCAGCCGCCCGGTTGCTGGTTTTTGCAGGGTTACTCTGTGCCGCAGTCGTCCCGCTTTCATACGCCGTATACCCGGTAAGGTTGAAGAAGTGCTTCAGTTGAGAACTCCAAAGCGGAAGTGCTGCTGCCAGTGCTGACCGTCTCACGATTGGCGTACCAGTGTGCGATAAGCATCAGCATCGCCATTTCAATATCAGCGCTGTAAAGCAGGTGGTCAGGGTCGGAAAGGTAGCCTGGATCTTCAGGTGAATCATAAAGCCGGCGGCGGGTCCACGTTTCCACATACCGCGCAGCCGCCTTTATGCTGTTTTCGATCCAGTTGTCGTCCTCTGTAAAATCCGGCTCGATATTGCAGTGGTGCTTAACCTGCTCTTTGGTCAGCATGTGCGCCCCTTATTTGGCCTTGCCCTTTCCTTTCGGCTCAGGGTCTTTTTCCGGATCCGGCTTTTTGCCAGGCTCCTGAGCATAACCGCGCGCAACAAGATCACGACCGTGTTGCTCCAGCGTCTCGAACTCGGTGCCTTCGGTCAGCACGTTGCCTTCAAAGTAGATAGGCTTGATAGCGATCAGCTTCATGGCTGTCTCCTTAACGGAAAAAAGAAAAGCGGCCCGCAGGCCGCCGTTAAAGGTTACGCACCGCCACCCGCAGCCGGCGCAGTGAAGGAACCGTAGATAAACGCCTCAGGGCGCTTCACGGCCAGCGCCAGGCGCTCTTCACAACGAATCGAGATCATGTTCTTCTCGAAGTCATCGGCGTTTTCAGTGGAGATCACCACGTTGGCGTCTTCACGGTCGAACAACTGCGCCGCAGCGTTGAACGCACCGGTCAGGAACTTGCCCTGGAATGCCGCGGCCTCGGTCGCGACCACCGGCAGCCCCCAGAGTGTCGGGCCGGTCAGCGCCGCCGGGTTCGCCAGGATGTAGCGTCCCAGGGTGTCTTTGGTGAGTTCAATCTTCGCCCAGTCGATGAAATGCAGGACGTGCCCGGAAGCCGGGAAGCGAGCCAGCTGTGCCTGAAGCATTGCGAGACGCAGATCATCAATACCGTTCTGCTGCTCAACGGTGAAAGCAGCAGCGAAAGCGGAGGCCTGCGGCACGATACCTTTCAGATGCGCGCCGGTACCATCACCGAACAGGATCTCCTGTTCTTCCACGTACTTCAGACCGTAACGCATTTCTGCGTCAATCGTGGACTGCAGCTGCGCGAAGTCGTCCAGGATTTGCTTGGACGCTTTGAACATGTGCGCGATGGTGGTGACCGGCGTGATCTGCGTGGCGAACTGGATATCGCTGTACGGCTTGGCGGTACCTTCCGGCACAACTTTTGCCGCATTGGTGAATCCGGTCTGCTGCACCCAGAAGATAGCCGGTGCGGAGGTGCGGCCGGGCGCAATCAGGTCGCGAATGAACAGGCGCTGTTTCGGGGCGGTGTCGATGCCCGGCAGACGCTGCGGCTCCACCACGCCTGTTGCCACGTCAGTTGAAATCAGCGCAGCGTTCACCGGCACGCTGACGCGCTTACCACCTTCAACACTTGCCGCAAATGCTTTCAGTGCTTCGCTGTTGATGACGGTCTGGCCGACGGTTTCCACCACTTTTGCGGCGTTTGCCAGCGGCATCTGGGCGACCTGCTGTTCGAGCTCACCGAGCGCCGCCTTAAGCGTCTTTTCCGCCTCTTTCAGGGCGTTGAATTCCGACGCCATTTTGTCGACGGTTTCTTTGGTTTCCGCCGACAATTTGCCGGTTTTCTGGGCTTCTTTCAGCGCCTCTTCTGCTTTTGCGTTGAATTTGCCGGTCGCTTCTTCAATACTGGCGCTAACCTTTTTCAGAATCTCGTTTACTTCAGACATAACATCTCCGTATTTACTGGGCAGCCGCTGTCAATCCGCTCAGCGCGGCTTCCAGACGGTCAATGGTTTCTTTATGGATGGTGGCAGCGCTCGGCGTACCGTCAGGACTGGCAGCAGCGCCCGGCGTGCTGCCTGATAAGGCTTTAAGAAGTTTTCGCCGTTCAGAGCGTGGCGTATTCGCTTTCGCCAGCAGCGCATCGAGTTTACGCAGCGCTGCGGCGGGGCTTTCATCGTCGTCAGCGATTTCGTCGGCAGAAAGCAGACTGTCAGCAAAGCCCTTTTCTACGGCTTCGCTGCCGCCGATATAAGTTTCACCGTCCATCATCCTGTCGACGGTTTCCGCGTCGAGACCGCTGCGCGCCTGATAGATATCGCTCATGGCTTTATCAAACGGCGCCATGTCGGCGGCAATCTGCGCCAGGTCGTGACGGTTGCCCATCGCGTAAACCCAGCAGTTATGGATCATCAGGAAAGCGCCGCGGCCAATCTGCACGTCGTCACCCGCCATTGCGATAATCGATGCGGCCGACGCCGCCAGACCCAATACCTTTACAGTGACTTTGCCTTCGTACTCGCGCAGCAGGTTATAAATCGCCAGGCCTTCGAACATATCGCCGCCCGGGCTGTTGATGTTGACCGTAACGTCTGCGCCATTAAGCGAACGAAGCGCACCGGCGATACGGCTCGCGGTGACGCCCTCGCCCTAGTAATCTGCGCCTATAACATCAAAAATCGAGATACTGTTATCGCCGTCGCGCGCCGCACGGATGCTACCGTTCCAGCGCTCCATTGCCGCAGCGGGAAGGTCTGGTTTTTCGCGCGCAAAAGGTCGCCCCTCCGGCGCCGCCGGAAGGCTTTTGATTGTCATGGATGCTCCTAAGCCGCCTGTTTCAGCGGGGACTGTTCGAAGGGAATATCGGGGAAAACGTGACTGTGAAGCTGACGAAGCGCGGCGGCCTGCACTGCCGGGCTGTTCTTTTTGAGGTCCTCCAGCGGCGTCAGGTTCAGCTGCACCGTGTAAATATCTCCACCCTCAATGGGAGGCAGATTTTCCAGCCGACGCACATCATTGCGTGACATCCAGCCGTTCTGCAGCGCGCTGGTATAGTAGGCGGCGCGTCCTGCGCTGTCGGCACGAAGCAGCCCTTCGACAGAAAACTCGGCAAAGATGTCCTCTTCACCGTTCAGCAGGCAGCGGGAAATCTCCTGCTCAATATTGACCAGCAAAGGGCGCAGCGTGTGGGTCAGAAACTGCTGGTTCATCCCCTCCAGGCTTGATGACCAGCTGCTCTGCTTAGAGGTATGCCCGACCATAAACGGCGGCACCCGGAACCAGCGGCAGATTTCCTCAATGCCAAAAGAGCGCGTCTCCAGCATCTGGGCCGCTTCCGGATTCATCGTGACGTTCTGATATTTCAGACCGCCTTCAAGCACCATGATTTTCCCGGCATTCTTTGAACTGGTGAACTGTGCCATGTAACTGCGCAGCCGTTCGCGTTGCTCTTTATCCAGCGGCATATCTGCTGAGAGAAAACCCGAACTCTGCAGGCCGTTCTCAAATATTTTGGCCGCCGACTCCTCGACCGCCATTGCAGCCCCAATCACATCGCGTCCGGAACTCAGCGGCATCATGCCGCAGACCCCGTCAAGACCGAAGCCGCGAATGTGCATCAGGTTCTTTTCCGCAATGACACGCGCCGTACCGTTCTCGGTGTAGGTGTACTCAAGCCGGCCGGTATCGAGGCGTTTTACCACCATGTTCTGGGGAAGCAACGGCACCAGCGAGACCAGTTTGTTGCCGATAAACAGCTTCTCCACGAAGGCGTTTCCACGAAGACAGATACTCGCCACCAGCATCAGCATAAACCGCGATGGTGTCATCTCCAGATTCGGACGGCGACAAAGTACCTGGTAAACCTGATTCTGTTGGGCCAGCCTGCGCGAGCCGTCAGGCTGCCGCTCGTAAATCTTCAGCGGTAGCGTTGATATTGACTCGCTCAGCAACCGGACGCAGGCCCAGACAGCTGACAGCTGGATAGCCTTATCCGCGGTGACCACCTTCCCGCTGCTGCTCGTACCGTACCATTCCTGCCAGAACGTCCCGTTGGTCAGGCTGATGGGGACGCCCAGCCAGTTAAGCAGGGCGCTTTTCACCCTGCCTGGCTGCTTATTTTTCTTCATCAGAAACCTACCATGATGGGATTATCAAAGAAGCCGCTCAGGTCCTGCTGGTCATTGCCACCGTTAACGAGCAGACGACTCATCGCGGTGAACAGCGCAGCCGGACCATCAATCTTGGCCTCAGGTGTCGATTTGTTGGGAAAGATGTTGTCGTTACGATCCGGCTTCACCGTGACGTTCGACATCATCCAGTTCATCACGGGGTGATTGCTGTGGTGAAACCGGCCGCCGTAAACCAGCGCCTCAACCTCTTTCATGGCCTCGGAGAAATTGCGCACCGTCTGCGGCACTTCCACAAGGGGTAAACCCTCTTCAGCAAGCGCCAGACTGAACTGCGTCGCGCTCCACGGATCGAAGCCTATTTCTTTTAGACTTTCCCCGCTGACCCACTGCTGCAGCTCTTCTTTGATCTGCGCATGATCGATAACGTCGCCATCCGTCAGGATAAGTTTGTCGAGCTCAGCCCATTTCCGGTAGAGCTCGGCCATCTGCCGCGAACATTTTTCCAGCCGCCCCTCGGGCAGCCAGAATTTAAAGTCGGCGTGAACGTGACCATCAGGCGATCGCCAGGCTTTTACCGCAGCACAGATATCAATTTTGTTCGCCAGGTCGACGCCGACCCACAGCGGGTAAGTTTTCAGCTCATGCGCCGGCGCGATAAATTCGCATTTTTCCCACTTCAGCATGTCCATCCAGGAGGACTCCGCCGTCACCCAGATATTCATATGTTTAGTGAAGAAATTAACGCGTGCTGATACCTGCTCTTTTGCTTTCTTCGCAAGGCGGCGTAAATCGTCCCAGCGCTTGCAGATCCCCAGTCCGGGATTCGCCTTTTGCCAGACCGTTTCGTCGAACGGATCGTCGCCGTCGTCCAGCGTGTAGATGATGGCGAAAAAGGTATCGTCCTTAACGGCACCTTCCACCTCACTGTTAAAACCGCGCAGCACCTTAATGGCGTAATCGCGCAACTCGTAGCAGATGCCTTCTTTGTTAAAGCCCGCAGTGGTGATACCAAACAGCAGGGACTGCAGGCGCGCACCGGTCGCCGTCTCCAGAACGTCCCATACGTCACGGGTTTTATGAGCGTGCAGCTCGTCAACAATGCCGCAGTGAATATTCAGGCCGTCCAGGTTGTTAGCGTCACTGGAAAGCGGCTCAAATTTAGAGGCACTTTGCTCCTGATAGATAGCCAGCTTGTTGAACTCGAACAGGCGCCCAAGCGTCGATTTCGCTTTTTTCACCATATTTTTGGCATCTTCGAAAACGATGCGCGCCTGATCGCGGGTTGTGGCCGCAGAGTAGACCTCGGCCCCACCTTCGCCATCCGCGCCCGTCATGTACAGGCCAACCCCGGAAGAGAGTGTGGATTTGGCGTTCTTACGCGCCACCTCGTTGTAAGCAGTACGGAACCGCCGCACCATTACCGGGCGGCCGCTGCCATCATTCCGCAGCACCACCCCGCCGGTTTTCTCATCAACCAGCGGAATAACGAAACCGTAAATATTGATAAGAATGAAAACATGCCAGTCCATCAGGGCGATCGGCTGCCCGGCCTGGGCGCCTTTCACATGCGGGATGAACTTATAAAAATTCAGGATGTGCTGGGCGCGGGGCTCGCTGAAAAAAATACCCCGCGCCTCGCCGTTTTGCAGATCGTCCAGAAAACGCTGGCAGGCCAGCCGGACGTATTCACAGGCAATAATCTCCCCCGCCACGACGCGCTCGGCGTAGCGGATACCATCGGCAACCTTAGCCATTAATCCCTCGCTTTCATGAACTCAGCCAGCGGATCAACCGCGTCCGGCGTTTTGGCGCTGACCTTCGACCGGCTGGCTGGCGTCATCCCAAATTCTGCCAGCATGGCGCGCAGCCGCTTCCACGCATCTGCCTTCATCATTGCTGCCGGATGCGCCTTAATCAGTACATCCCCAGTCTGCGTTTCAGTGCGGTATGTATACCCCTCGATTTCCAGCGTATCGCAGTGGTGGCGGTACTCGGTATAAGCCTCAACCAGTAATTCGAGCGCGCGGGCGTCCAGCTGGGAAATGACGCCAACGGCATCCAGCTCTTCGGCCATTCGCTTAAACCAGTACTTCGCCTGTTTGTCGAAATGCTTAGGAGTTGGGGGTACCCCTGCAGGGGGTTGTGGCTCGTTTTTATTGATCGGGCGTTTTGATGGGTTACCCCTCACCAAACGCAGATGGGTCGGGGTTTTCGGTGGTCCGGACATAATCGAAAACTCCTGTTAATCATCGAGTGGGGGACCCCATAAAAAAGTTTTCTAACCTGCGGCGGTGTGAAAAAGGGTTAGGCGGCGGTCCTTTAGACTCAAAACCCTGAACTTTTTCCCCGCCCTCCCCCGCAAATGATAATTTATCTCATCTAAATAACTTATTGAGAAGCATTCTCATTCAAATCGATTCGCACCGGGTTCTCGTTCATTTCCGCATCAAGGTTGAAGACGACAGTGATTGCCGGTCGGCTTGCTGCATCGGTGTCGATGGTGGTGCTCACCTGTTGGCTCAGCAGTTCGCCATCAACGGCGATGCCATATCCGATGAATCCAATGCCGCGATAAATATGAGCGAGTTGAGCGCGCTTATGCTTCATTTAATTCTCTCCGTTGCGGTCTTGCGTTTATGACAAGGACAACATAACGATCTCAGATTGCTATCTTCATCGGTGCCGCCGTGTGCTTTGGGTTTGATGTGATCAACGGTAGTGGCAGGGACTGGCCTGCCGTTGCGCAGACACTCCTGGCAGATGTGCCTGTCACGTTTAAGGATGCGGGCGCGGATGATATCCCACTTACTGCCGTAGCCGCGCTGGTGGCGGCTCAGCCCTCGCTGGTGCTGCTGCCAGCCTTCATTACGGTGAGCCTCGCAGTAACCCGAACGGTCTGTAGTAGTACCGGGGCATCCGCGCTTGCGGCAAGCTCGAGGGATAGCGGATGGCATAGTGGTAGCTCCAATAAAAAAGCCACCAGCAAAACTGGTGGCTTCATGTGATAATCTCTGGCTGAGATCGCTTCATCAGACCTTCATGCGTCTCGCCTGTTTTGGTTTTGACGGTGATGCGGTAGATGTCGGCCATGTTTTCCTGCCCGTTATATTTTCGAGTGCCATCATCAGGCGCACTCGTAAATGCGCCTTGTGATGAAAGCCGTTGTGAAAGAGGCTATAACCTCTCCAAGCCTCTAAATTGCGATGTCCAGTGTTAACTGGAGTTGCTCACGCCAGAATTCAACGTTGGCTTCAATGCCGGGCTTATCCCATCGCCAGCGGGCCATTTCTCGTGCCCCATTGCTGGCTTTTGATTGCCGGTCATCTCGAATCCGACAGGCTTGCTCAAACTTCTGTTGCTCGGTAAGTTCGCCACGAAGCAGGCTATCAATATGCAGGTCGCACCAGACGGAGAATTTAGGGTCGCACCAACGGGCAAAGGCGACCGATAGCTTTGGATGCAGCCACGTACCACCGCCCCTGTCTTTACGCGCTTTGCTGGTTTTTACATACCCGGATTTACGGGTATGTAAGATTTCAGATGGTGATCCTGAATAGACCTCATCCAATGCCCTCACATATTCCAGCGTCTCTGCATTGGACAGCCAGTGGTCTAGTCGCTTGCCGAAGCGATCAGCGATATCGGTAGCATTTATCCATCCGTCGGTATTAAAACGAATAGCTTCGCCTTTGTAGTTCAATGGAACAATATTCATTGCTGACACCTTTAAGGAAGATGAGCCTGTCGCACAGAACAGCCGTCACCCGAGAGGCCGCAATGACACCAACGGTTGTTCTCAGGCTCAGCTTTCTGAAAGGCTCGGGTTATTTTTTGCGCGTGCGAAGCGCATAAAAAAGCCCCGCATTAGCGAGGCCGATATTGCTTTGTTGCTGATGGTGAATCTTCGTGGGGGTTGTCACGGTCAAGCGCCCCGAGAGACGCTTTGTAATGGGCACAAAAAAGGCCGCTCAGTGGCGGCCCCTATTCAGCAATTGCTTTGGCAAATCCCGGCAAAGGTATCTGACTCTGCTTTTCAAGTCGTTCAATTTTCGCGAGGAGGATGGGCTTTTTCACCCTTCCCCAACGATTGAGCAGACGACCGGACATACTCGCTACATCTTTTTCCTTCATGAACTCCAGCATGACCGCGTTTCGCTCTTCTTCAAACTGGCGCTGGCCAACCTGAAGCATCGCGTACATCCAGTTGAAAGCGTTGATGTACGCAATCTTAATCCGCATGGCTTCTTTCTTGGTATATGACATTACAAGAAGCATTAATCCATCCTTGCGAAGGCGGTAGAACTTCTGCGGCTTACCATTCTGTAACTCATTGTTTTTATAGCAAAGCTCAAAGTTGAGCTTTGTATCAAACTCAGGAGGGCAAGCGTCAATGGTCCTTTCAATATCGCGGACTACGTTTTTCGATAACTTGCCAAATGCTTTTGCCACCATAAAAGAATCGGTAACCGGATCGTTGTTTGCTACAAAAATCAGATCGCGGAAATCGATGCCGTTAACGACTGTTGGGTAGTTCATAGCGTGTACCTTACTTTGAGATGAACCTTTGCCGCATAGGAGATCAGCCCGTCGAGGCTCGCCAGCACTAACTGACTCCTCAAAGGCTCATTCCAAAGGGTTGGGTTCGACGTGGTTGGATGCGCTGCGGTGCGCGGTGAAATTTAGGCGTAAAAAACCCCGCTATTGCGAGGCTCGGTTACTTCAGGCACTGCTGCCGGATGTAGTCCTGCAGATAGTTAACCTGTTTGGTCACTGTTTCGATTCGCTCTCTGAGGGTGAAATAATCCCGTTGAGCGGCGACTTTTCACTGGTAACAGCGAGCAGGAGCAGATGGGTGAAGTTTTCTTTTTGCGGCCTTGTATGCCTGAGAGGCTTCACTCTGACTCTTAAATGACCCAAGCTCGATTCGCTTACCTGAAACAGTGATCCTTGCGCTATACATGTCACGCCGGGCGTCATATTTAACGCCCATGCAAATTCGATTATGTTGGTTTTCTGAAAGAGTCACAGGCCTCAAGTTTTCAGGAGAGTTATTTGCTTGATTGCCATCTATATGGTCAATACAAAAAGGCCAGTCTCCGTTTAACAGAAACCAAACTACCCGATGCGTGGAGAGCTTCTGTCTTTTTACGCCAACTCGGTAGTAACCATCAGGGTTTTTAACTCCCGCCTCTTTCCCGAGCATATGACCGTTAAATTTTGGTGCTTTCTTCCATTTCAGGCCTGATGATACACGGGCGTCTACTTCCAAGTGTTCCCTAATATACGCTTCAATTTCTTGTGTTACTTTGGCTCTTTTCATCAAAGACCACCGTGCGAATATATTCCTGAAGACCAAGTATTTGCTTTTCAGCCGTGACTAATTGCTCTCGGAGATGGAAATAATT